ACCGCATGTAATCCTTTATGGTAATCTTCCCACTCATCCTTATCATCATTAATACACCACTGGCATTGGTGAGCATATTTTTGTAATGCTCTATGAGTTAATGGAACGACAACAATTATATTATTATCTTTATATAGTTCCACTCTTTCACTTCTTGGGACTCTAACTTCATTAAGTTCTTCCCTTAATATATTTCTTATATATTTTCTTTTTCCCTCCTTAAATATTGAACTTGGGAATTCTTTTCTTCTTTGTGAGAACCACGACCCTTCTTTACCCTCATCATAATATTCTTGTCCTGAATAAACTTTGGTTCTTTTTTTACTGTACTGTGCGTTTTTATCGTATTTGTTAAACTGTAAAAATGTAGGATCAATAATGTCACCATTTTTTAGTCTAATCCAAGTGTGTTCTTGAGGTATTCCGTTACCAAACTTTACATTAACATATCCCTCAATAACATCAAAATCATTTAATAATTCAGGATATTGTTCATTGACTTCCTCAACAAATATTTCCGCAAAATGCACACAGGATCCGTGTCTATCACAATGAAGTTTATTTGACACCGTTTTGCCAATGTTTTTTAATATTCTTATTATTGATTCTTGTGGGTTCATAATACATTATATCTATTTTTCATATCTATTTCCCTAACCTCAAGACCTGAGTTATCCTCAAACCATTTTTTAAAAACAGAGATCCATTTATCGCCAAACATTGTTGTTAGTTCATCTATAGCCCATTTAGTTATTGATAAAGTATATAAATAATCATACCCATCCCATTCTCCAAGATATGCATATGCCGGCACATCATTTATTAGAAATTCATATACACCATACTGTTCTATTTCTTTTCTATAAAAATCGTGTAGTTCAGGGCCCCAATTATAATCAGGATAAAACCCTTCTGTTAGATACAGATATATAAAGTCATTAATTTCTTCATCATTAAGATCTAATATCTTTATTAATTTACTGACCCCACCAACAGCTTTTGATGCTTTTTTAATTCCTACATCATTAATTAAATTCATTAAACTATTCTTTAATGAATCTTCCCTTAATATTCTTCTTATGGATTCTTGTATGTTATTATCTTTTGATTCCATACATTGTTCATTATAATATTCGGTTAATTCATCATACTTGTACTCTTGGATATAATCTTCGATACTCTTCCTTTTAATATTTCTTAATTCTTCATTATCAATTAAAAACCATCTGATTTCCTCTAATAGACCTACTATAAAATGTTCCGCAGAATAATAATCACAAGGATACATGTTTGGCAACATGTTATTAATTACCCTATCCATTGAATGAATCCTTCTTTTTATGATAGTTGGTATGTTTTTTTGTTGGTCCATATTACACTTTAAATTTTTCCCTGTGTCTTGGGTTACAGTTTTCTAATGATTCGTAATAGAAAATTTCTAATCTTTTTCTATACCCTAATTTAATTAACATTTCATAAACATCATCATACATTTCTATATAGGTTTCTGGTTCTACCCATCTCATAGAATCTGTCATAAATCTTGTGATCTCCCCCATTCCTTCTCTAACAAAACTATCAACATCATCGTCTTTCCAATATTTACAAACATCATCAGGATCTAAATTTTCAACATATTCTTCAGCAAAATATATTCTTCTTTTAACAAGAGATTCTATATTATAATTTTCCCTTAGTATTCTTCTTATGGATTCTTGTAACTTATTAGGCGAATCTTCGGGCCACGACTTTAAAATATCTTCACTACTTCCTGTTCCTTCATATTTTAGGGTTATTGCCTCTTTTGGGATATCTTGAAATGTTACAATGTGTTTTTTGGTTGATTCAAAGTGTCTATCTTTATACCACTTAACATCAGGAATCATTCTTGTGTCTATAAACCATATATCATCATCGTATGTTGAATCAAACCAAGCCCTTTTGTTTGTTGAGTTGGTTGCAAAAATTGCGGGTTTACATTTAACTCCATAACCAACAAATATTTTGTAACATTCTCCCGCTCTGACTTTAAGACCTTCTTCCATTATCTTATCTCTAAACATTGGATTAGATTTATGAACAATGATTGAATTGGGTGTTATTTCTTTACCTGCCGGACTATAATCTTCCTTTAATATTCTTATTATGGATTCTTTTAGGTTCATTTCTTTTTAATTTTAACACAGTTAGGGTATCTTTTACCAAACATTGTTTTCATTCCTTTCTGAGTATAACCTTTCCAACATCTTTCCGTAATTTCTTTTTCTTGTAAATCCGCTAATATACCCTCATCTTCGTTATTTAAATCGTTATATCTTTCTTCTATTTTATCATCAAAGTATTTCCTAAGCATGTGAAAAACATCATCATACCAGTGAGAATCTTCAGGCATTGTTGAATATAATTCCCAATGGATTGAGTCTATTGTCATATGTAAAACGGTATTCCTAAATTGAGCTAATGATGTTCCTATATTATAATTTCTATAATACATATCACTGGCAGAATTTAAAGCATCATTAAATTCAATATCTAATTTTTCCATACTAACTCTACGAGTTATTAATGGGTTTAAATTATTTTCTTCCCTTAATATTGTTATTATGGTTTTTTTTAGGTTCACTTATGATGGTAACTTTTTTCCTTTTGAGTGTGTTTTCTCACTCTCAACTTTAATTTTTATTTTTGGTTTATAACCTTTAGGTAATTTATTATTTATACCTTTAAACTCACCCATTTCGTTATCCATTCTAACTGTCACTTCTTTTTTCTCTAAATTCATCATGATTTGACCAGTAGTTTGCATGTGATACATGTTTTTTGTTCTGTAAGGATTTAAAAATGGATCTTTTTTATATTTTTCTTTTAATTTATCAATAACTTCTTGATCAGTTTTAACATTTTCTAAATGTTTTTTTGCCAATTCCATTCTTGATACAGAAGATTCTCTTTTTTCTCCTTCAGTGTATCCCGCACCTTTTTGATATATCCCATGGTTAGTTCTAACAACCAACTTTGAGTCTTTTTTTAATTTTTTTATAACGGGAGCATGTTTTCTTGTCATCTCAACGACATATATGTTGTTGTTATCAGAAACTATTGTTTCTCCTTTTAACCCAACATCTTTTTTATCTTCACCCGTATATGACACAATAGATCTAATAACTTTAGGTAAGGTTTTATAAGTTAAAGCCTTTCTAATTTTTCCACCATCAGCAGCAAATCTTTTCTTCGCCTTTTTATCCTTTTCTTTACCTTCAGATTTTCTTTCTTTTTCAACACCTTTACCTTCTTTTTCATCCTCAACAACCAATAAACTTGAATTAACGATACCAATACCGTACTCATTTATTCCTTCACTCCAATCGGTGTCTATATCTCTCCAATAAACAATTTCAACGTCATCAATTATTTCATGAATAATTTCAACATTTGCTTTGTATCCCCTATCTCTATTTTTTGCTAAAACAATTCCACTATCAAGCCTTACGCCCGCAATTGTACATTCTTGTATTAACTTAGGTTCGGAATATTGTCTTAATATTTTTCTTATTGATTCTTGTATATTCATAAAGATAAATATACTTTAAAATAAAAACCTCATCTTTTGTGATGAGGCTTATTTTATTTTTATTCCTGTGAATTTTCTTATTCTTCTTTTTAACCTCATCCTAAGATATCGATCAACAACTTTACTAACATTCTTCTCCCTTTGCGAGATTTTTAATAACATCTGTTCGTGAAGTTCATCTAATGTGTTTTTATTTTCCATAACCTTTGACAAAGGTAGTAATTTTTTTTTAAAATCCTACTTATTTGATGCTAAATAATCGTTACCTTTACCAATAAGTTCAAAAAAATTATTTCTTCTTTGTTTGTAACCATTAGGTGGATTTCCACCATTAATCCATGTTCCAATTTTATCTATTATTTCAAGTGAACTACCTTTTTTTGCCAATCTAGGAAAATCTTTTCTATTTAAAGGACCTAATACATTCCAAAACCAAGCAGATACCTCAGCAGGAAACTTAGTTGCAACTAAATCAGGATTTTTAATAACATCATCGGTATAACCTTTTTCTTTCAACCATTTATCAAATTCTTTGTAGTTACTCTTCCCTGTTAGTTGGATATATCCTCTTCCTTTATATTTAACTCCATCACCAGGTGAACAATTACCTAAATCTTTACATCTACCTTCATATGCACTTCCACTTGCATATTCTGTTGTTGCTCTCCAATCATCAGATTCTAATTTACATTGGGCCAAGAAGTGGGCTCTTTCTATTGGGTCTGTCATTCCATATTCATCCATTACATCAACCAAATCTTGAGGTACTCCAGTGGTATCTAAAGTTATCTCTTCTTTTTTTGGTAATGACTTTATACTTTCGGGTGATTGATCAGTTGGTATTTGAGATAATCCTAATGTTTTTAATTTTTCCGATGGACAACATTTTGGACTATCAGTACCATTTTTACATCGGCAAACACAACATTCGGTTGATAAGGTACCATCACCACAATCACATTTATCTTGGGTTTCTTCATTAATGATACCCATCATATTTTTAATTCTTTTAAGTTCTTCTAATAAATTTTTCATAACCATTTTTAATCTTCTGTATTTCTTATAATATCCGCATCTAAAAAAACTTTTATGTTTCTATTCGCAAAATAAGGTTCCCAAATAGCGGAAACATTAAATGGAAAAAATTTATTTGCCTCATCACAAATATATCTTACAATCCAAGATCCTATATTAGCCGCTTGGTCATTGGTGGTCCCATTTATTTCAATAATTGTATTTCCATTTTTGGATTTTCTAATACTTAAAAAAGATATATCAACCTCTTCTGTCTTAAAATGATAAATAAAATTTTTAACTAACATCTCTTGAGTTTTCGCATCATCCATATCAATATTTAATATTTTAGATAGTCTATCAATCCCACCGACAGCTTTAGATGCAACAATAACCCCACTATTTTTCATTAAGTTTTCAAGATCCTTTTGTAAATTTGTTGACTCAACTATTGATAGTAAATGTGATTGAGTTAAAAACTCTTCTCTTAATATTTTTCTTATTGTTTTTTTCATTTTATACATTAAATAAATACTTAGTATAAAAAAATAAACCCACATTACTGTGGGTTCTTTTATTATTTACGATAATGATTCGGGTAAATAAAGAAGTGTTGGGTTCTTTTTTTGTATATCAATATCTGGATATTTGTCTTTAAAGGTTTTGACATCGAACTTACCTGTGATTAAATGGTATCCATTCTTGGTTGGGATTACCGCTTCAATTTTTGGTCCTTCAGGTTTTAAAGTTTCAATAAACCTTGTTAGTTCATATACCATATGATAGTCAGGTACATCAATATCTACAATCCACCTTTTCTCTTGTGTTTTAATTTGACCAACAACCGAATCAAATAAACCCTTTTGATTTGATACACCATCTCTAATACGTTCAGCGAGTGTTGATAACATATTTAACGATACGTCTTTATGGTTTTGTTTCTGAACGTGTATATAAGCACGAGCCTTAAACATCTCACATAGTTGTTTAATCTCATCATATCTTTTATCTAGGTATTCAATAGAATCAACACAGTAAGTTTTAATTGTTCTTACTGACTGATGATTATCTCTTTCTCCTTCAGGTTGGTCTTTCTTACGTTTAAAAACATATAACATATAAAAATCTCCAGGATCTGAAAAATTTAATAATAACTTTATTAGTTCTATATTATCAATTATTATATTATCGATCATTTTTAACTATTTTAAAAATACAAATATAATAAAACTTATTTAAAAAAACAAATCCCCACCGTTAAGTGAGGATCCATATAATTTTACTAAGCGACTATTGTTTAATGTTCAAAAATGTTCCTGATCCACCCGCCATTGTTGTTGGTAATTTACCGTCCCAAGCGGATGCCTTAACAAACTCAACATATAATGGTGTCAATTCTTTTTGTTTGATTTTCATCGCCATCGCTGCGGCATTTGCGTTGATTATGGTTTTTGCGGAGTCACCTCTTGCGATCGCCATCTTCTCTAACGCTTCAGCCTGAGCTACCAATGTTCGTTGTTGAGCCGCCTGTGCCTCCTGAACCGCCTTTGTCTTACCTTCAATCGCTTGTTGTAGTGATTTTGGTGGGATGATGTTAGTTCTTAACTGTGATACGGTAAACCATTTAGATACTCGTTTATTACACTCTAAAATGATTGCCGCCTCAAACTCTTCTCGTTTATTAAAGATCGCATCAACCTCCCAACGGTTCGCCACGTCATTCACTGATGATACAATCGCATTCTTTAACCAACCCTGTTCAACTTCTTTAATCTCTAAACGTAAGTTAACAAACATTTCTCCAATCGCATCTTCACGTAATGAATAATTAAATGAAGGTTTAATTGTTGCTGCAAATCCACCTTTGGTGATTACTGTTTGAGCATCGTACTCAATGTGTTGTTGGAATAAAGGAAATTCTTTTACCTGTTCTGTCCAAGAATTATAAAATACCCAACCCGTTTTATATTGGTATGATGATACACCTCTTTCAGATCCAGTTAAATTAACTTTAAGTCCTTTGTTACCCGCATCAATTCGTTCCAATGCAAATGGTTGGATAATAGATCCTATTAACCCCAACAAAAAGATTGCAACAGGTTTAATTAACCATGAACCATTAAATTTTTCTTTATTGTCACCCCATCTGTCTTGTCCTGTAACATACATATTACCTCTTGTTGATATTGCAACAAAAATTGCCGCAATCAAACATACCATAAAAATTACTGTACTAATCATTTTTTTCTTCTTTTTTATTAATTGTTAATTGTTTAATTGTTTCCCCTCCTACATACATTGTGAGTCCAAACATACCGAGGAAGCTTAAAAGTTGTATGAACCCGTTTAATTCTCTACTTATGACATATTCGCCAAATAGTGATGCAACCACAACAAGTGCCACCCACATCAAACCTAATTTAATATATTTCATTGTTTATTTTTTATCC